TTTTCTATACTGGAACCTGTCTTATTAAATGCCTTCGACAGCTCCCTATTCATATTCTCAGCCACTACTGTATATGCACTAAATTCTTTAAAAAGTTTAGCACTGGCAAAATTCTTTGACTTTGGCCCAGTCACCGCATCAATACTCATCTGCTGGGCGTTGGTTCCCCCGTTCCTTTGTAACATGGCAAAGAACTGATCTTGAAGTTCTATTGCATCATTTAGGTTTTTAAGTATGTTTCCAAAAGGCTCTTCCATCCCGGTAAGGCTTTTGGCCATGTTATTCCACAACCGGTCCCATTCAAAAGAAAAAGTACCTTTAAATTTCTCAAGGGCCGTAAAGGTGTTTCCTGCTGCGGTGCCCATACCTACCAGGGCTTCCGTAAATCGTTTACTACCGGCCTCGGATGCAAGAATGGCAATTGAGTTAAACGCCTCAACCGAACCAAACATATCCACCTGTGCTTGGGTATTACCTTTGGTGGCAACAATCAATTCATCCAGAAATACCTTTAATCCTTTAGTTCTTAAAGCAACTACCCCAAACTCAAGTCCCAGGGCTTTGGCTGTCTCCAGGGCTTTACCCTGTGGCTTTGCTATGTTGGCAAATACCTGTTTTAACCCGCTCATGGTCTCAGTTGTTTTGATACCAGAAGCAGTCAGGGCCGCTACCGCAGCATTCAACTCTTTAAAAGTTACCCCAATGGCTGCTGCCGTACCAAGCACCCGGCCAAACGAACCAGCCAGCTCTCCGGCAGTTGTTTTACCACGTTTAATGGTTTCAAACAAAATATCACTTACCCACCCCACCTTTGAGGCTGCCATACCGTAGGAATTTATGGCAGTGGTTAACAAATCCACCGAACTCTCTAAATCCGTAACACCCGCTTTGGAAAACTTGGCAGCTTGGCCCAGGAACTCAACCGATTTCAAAACATCAATACCAGCTGATATAACCTGATATAATGAGGCGGCTTTTTCTTCCATAGTGCCATAGGCCCCACTTAGTGATATAAGCCCCTGCTGAAGTTCTTTAGCTGAATACTTGGTTGTATCAAAAAGGGTTTTGACCTCAGTGAATTTGGTCTGGAATTTTACAGTTTGCCTGGTCCACATAGCCAAAGTAGCACCCAGTCCGGTGGCAAGGCCAAGCACACCAAGCCCCATCAGAATACGTTTAACCTGCATACCCGCCCGGCCCATTTTCCTAAAGTTCTTTTGGGTTCTTGCGGCTGTTACTGCCGTTTGAGTCTCGTACTTTTTAACTTGTCTTTTAGAGTGGATCAAAGCGGCATTCAGCTGCTTAGTATCTGCCCCAAAATGAGTGACAAGTTCGCCCATGTCCATAATTGTTTATCCTTATCCAACCCCAAAAAATCGTTTCACTGCTTCGGCTATTTCTTCTTTTGTTTGCCTGCGTGAAGGTTTCTGCTGAACCCCCAGGTTCTTTTCCCTTTCACATTTCAAACTCATATCGTACCAATCCACGGCCTTCTTATCCTTCTTTGTAAGGCCCCCGGCTTGAGCCTGAATAAGCCGGGTAAACGTGTTCTGTGAATCCTGTTCCGGATAACCCCACGGCTCAATCTCACTGTACATCCTCCATTCCATCCATTGCCTGGCAGTTAATTGTTCCAAAAGGGCATCCGGGTCCACACTGCCCACTGCCAGAGCTAACCGATACTTTAATCGGTATCCTTCCCGGTAGATGAGTTTTTTCTTGCCCTCTCCAACCCTGCTTTTGTAACCTTGTTTACGTCCTCAGAAACGTCATACATTTCCTTAACAACATCGGCAGAAAGGCCATCCAATAAAATGTATTCTTCTGGTTTATAAAGGGTCTTACCTTTTTCATCACACAAACAAACCACTATCCACTTGGCCCGCATTGCATCCCGGCGTTGGGTTACTTCCACGGTGCCGTCCTTATTCTCTGTTATGTTTGTTAATAGGGTTTCAAACTCTTCCAGGTCTTTTCCACTGATCTGTCGAAAATATACGTAACCCTTTAACCCTTCAATCCATCTTTTTACAGGTGGCAATGGAGCAATTTCATCAAACTGCTTTCTTCCAAAAACCACTTGTGGTCTTTCTGAGGGATTCACTTCTTCAATTTTCTTTTCTTCCATTTTGATTACTCTGTTTCTAGCCTCTGATTAAGGCTGTTAAAATTAAGCCGGGGTAGCCGAAGCAGACCCTGAATTAATTGTCGGGTTACCTGTTATCTTCAGTGTCATTGGACATTCAATAAGTCCTTCCCTGTCGATGGGTAAACCCAGTTCAGTTATAAACGCCTCCAGCTCTATAGTAGTATTATCTGTATCTGGTAAAACAATCTCATAATTGCAAGCTGTATCTGTATCAAAATCAGCTTTCATCTCTTCATATTCATCACGATCAAACGCAATGGTAAAAGAGAATGAGCCAGCATCCCGCAATCCAGGTAGAAATGTTTTGTAACCTGCTGGAGCATTTAAAAGAGTATCTTCAATAGCGTCACGGGTCATTCCGGGGCCGTCTGCTTCACGGACTCCCACAATTTCCATCCAGCTACCGTCATACCTGCGTATTTGTGTACTAAAACCACCTAATCCCATATTATTAGCCTCCTTTCTTTAGCATTGTTAATAACTGTTTGTGCTTGGTTGCCTTATCAGATCGAAATTAAGAATAAACCTTGGACGTGTATTCTCATCCCAATCCAGCAGGGATAAATCCCCAGCACTAACAATTAACTCATATCTGGCCCCGTTCCAGGTCTCGTGTGCCCGGCCCTGGAGGACCACTCTTATTGCGTCCAACAAATTCCATCCAGTAGTGTATCTACGATTCCTAACCCGAATTTGTATTGCTGGACGTTCAATTCGTATTGTTTTATCCATGAACAACATTGCACCCCAACCGGGAGTGTCAAATATCGTAACCACATTACTTGGGGTAGCTTCCTCTTTACCTATAAACAAATTAGTTTTATAAGTAAGATTTAAACTGGATTCAGCCGCTAGAATATCTTTTATGTCAACACTTGGAGCATTCATTTTTTAATCCTTGCCTCTTTTTGAATCATCCGAAGCATATTGTGTCTTTCTCTAACCATAGCCGCCTGTAAGAATTTAGCCCCCGCATTAGGCCGTTTAAAAGTAGCCTCAAGATTCTCATGAACATAGGAAGCATAATTAGCAGAAAAACCTAAAATAACTAAAGGCTCTTGTACGGCCTTAGCCTCCGTAGTGTACTTTGAAATAATTGCTTCATGCTGGGGCTTCATACTTACATCTTTAAATCTTCCCCCTCTAACACCTGCACCAGCCCCCTTTTTTGTTACTAAGAACCGGGAAGCCCGGAGATTCCCCGTATCAACCGGAATAACCGGAGCAACTTTCTCCATACTTTTCATAACCATAATAGCCGCCCGGATAAGCCCCTTTTGGGTTCTTCCTTCTATCCCTTTTATTGCCCTATTAATGTTATCAATGACCTCTTGGCCACCTGTTACAGCTTTTTTCATTACGCTCCTAAATAAGCCATCCTTACAAAGTCATCTGTTTCAAAAACCATCGGTATCTTTTCCCACCTGATAATGCGATGAGCCCCGCTCACGGTCATGGGATTCTCTTCTTCAGCGGAACCCAAATCGTCCAAGTCACCAAGGAACAAAAACCCGCCATATTTCAAATCTATATTGACCAGCACCGTGGCATGGGCCACCACCTCTTCCCCAGGCTTTCCACTGGTCTGCCCAGACACCACCAGCTTGGTAACTTCATCCCATCGGCAATCTATCTCCACCGGATCAGGCCACACCCGGCCCCCTTCACCATCTGCGGTGCCTGGCCCCCAATACACTGCCGTTTGCACTGTAAATAAGGCTGCTACATCTTCAATTGTTCCCATACTTAACCCCTAATCTTCAAAACTGGTAACCGCAACAATACTGACTTTCTTCCCGCTTACCTGGGAACGCATTTTCCCGGTGGTATCCATCACTAAAACCATTTGGCCATACGGGGTTGTCTCCAGCCCCATGTCAGACTTCCCCATAAAGGTAACATCAGCAGGCCCGGCCCCGGCTTTGGCTGGCATCCGTTTCAGGGTGCAGGCTATCAAGTGAGCCGTGAGCCAACACTCAATATCCGCCTTCATAGCATCTGTCAGGGTAGTGTCTGAACCCAGTATTTCAGTTACTGTCAGGTTTGCCGAATCAATAAACTTGGTTACCACCCCATCAGCCGGAACACTGGCCATGATTAAGGTAACATCCGCTATAGTTGTTCGTACTGCCATTTATTTTCTCCTTCTACTTTTCCACAGATTTTTTACCCAATCCATAACGGGTTTCCCAATAGCCTCCCAATAACTAATATTTTGTTCACTTAAATTAGGTGGAGCCTGTATATCTAAATTCGGTTGATCTATCATTTATTTTCTCCTTGCCTTCCACAAGCGAGGGTCCACGAAGTTCAAAGCCTCACTGTTCCACTCCAACCCCAGCCATTCAATAACCTCATACATTTGCCGGTAATCCCCGGTAACCATTCGTTCAGGCCAAACCACTTTGCAATTCAAACCCGCCTGGATCATTTCAACAAACTGAGCCTCATGTTGATGTACCCACCAAAGCCAGCCCTCCTCCGCACTCTTAACCCCAACCGCCCGCTGAGTTTGGGTGTGATTAAACGCCTTCATAAACCCGGTTTTCATACAGCTATTAATAATGTCCGTGGGCTTCCTTCTCACAATAATCCACTTAGCATCCGGGAAGGCATATTGCCACACCGGCCAAAACAAACACATCTTTGCCCCTTTGTAAAACCAGGGGCCAGACTCCCAACCTTGTTTCCTGAATACCTGCTCAACCCGTGCCTCCCAATCTGAGGGAATGGGTAACCCCTTCAGGTTCGGTAAAGGATACTGCCCCATAGGATCTGCTTTGATCTGTCGTATGTAGGGTTTCACCATTGATTGCCGTATCTCACTATTCTCAAACATCCCTTTTTTATTGTTGCCGTTTGGCCCGCTCATCACTCCACCAAAGGCTCCGCAGATATTTATCATTGCGGCTACCATACTTGTACCGCTACGGGCACAACCGGTTACCAAAATAGGAGCAGGCATTTGTGTGTTTGTCATCTCCAAAACTCCAATACATGCTCAAAGTGATCCCAGCACTGTCCACTTATCATTTCATTCTCAGTCCACTGCCCGTTTGCCATATCATTTAAGGCCCGGCGTTGGTCGTCATGAGTAGGGACCATCCCGTTAAACTCTTCCAGGTCGTGCATGCCAAGGGAATACAAAGCATGGTGCTTGGCTTCTACATAAAAAGGCACTCCAACCAGGGCAGCATCCACGGCACTTGTACTAGAATACGTCACCAGGAACCGGGAATTCTTTAAAGCCTCAGCAATCGGGGGCGTATTTTTCTTTACCCTGGGATGTTCCCGCACAACAACGGGGTAACCCAAATCAGCAAGCCTGAGCCCAATGTCATCCAGCCATTTTCTATACTTTCTTGGAGGGATGCCCACGTTCACATCAGCTTCAATCTGTTTGCACAGCAAAATATTCCGCCCGCTCCACTCAAAAGGTTTATAGGTTGTTATTTTATCTATGCGGTTCTGATCCATTTCAGGGTACGTATACAACCCGGCCCCTGCCAGGCCATCTATCCCTACGGCCCAATACTCCCCACGCTTAACATAAGCCTCTTCTAGCATTACAAAGGGTTTTACAAACTCTTCACAAACCGCCATAATGGTATGTTTTAATTTCCCGTTAAAGCCCTTGTGAATGTTCCCACTACCAAAAATAACAACCATATCAAAATTCTCAGCAGAATACTCAAGGAATGAAGTGGAATAAATCTCCTCCACTTCATGCCCCCGACTCCGGAGCCCTTCTGCAAAAGCGTTTAATGGTTCTGTGTGACGTTCTCTTCCTGGGTTATGACAGACTAATGTTCGCATATCCCAGCTCCTTTCTTACCTTGTATAAATCAGGGCAAATCTTTACTTGTTTTTTCAAATACACCTTATCTTCTGGCACCAGGGCCAACCGGGAAGTACTCAAAGGCCTCACCACTCCCAGGTATTCCAACCCTGGGGGTAACGGGGTATGGGCAAAGTCAGTTAAATCACCTTCAAAGGGTAAATCCCATTGTTCCAACATCCGCCCCTGTATTTCGCATGGGTTTGTTACCAACTCTTCGTACTTTACGATGAAGGCTCCTTTGTCCCGTTGCTTTATAATTTCTTCGTACCACTTAATCGGGGCAAACTGTTTGAACCCAATCTTTTCTGCACTGTTCCAGTATTTGGGCGTCCGGTGTTTGCTAGTCAAAACAAACCAGGGATCTCTCACCATAATCACTGGAGCTATGTTGTGGTACTTCCGAATAATATCTTGCTTAAACACATCTTTCGGCTGTTTTGTAATTACAAACTTCTGCTTCCGTTCCCAATGCCAAGGCCGTTCAATTGGGTCATAATCCCAAGTGGGTAAAACGGAGGCCAGCATGTGGTTCATTAACTTTGTGCCAGAACAGGGTATCCCACAAATTGCAATCCTTGTAATTATCATAATTTCCCCTTCATCCATGTGTATTCTTCTGCTGCGTCTTGTAACTCCGGTCGACCACTCCAGGCCACCACATGGGCAGCCGGTTCTTTATCCACCGGGAGCTTCCGGGCATCCCGTTTGCCTATGATGTAACCAGGCGGTAGAAATGCCTGAAACTTTGGTATTTTATCCCACCCCAACAGCTCACCAATGAATCCCTGATCTCCACGCTGGCCCCCGGTTCTCCGGTAGGGCTGTTGTTGCCTGTAACCCGCCTTAAAACGGCTGTGGTCGGGCGATCGTACACCGCCGGGACCTTTGGTACCCCTTTGGTCAAAAGCCCGCACAGAGGCAATTAAAGCCGCTGGGTCTCTTCTGAACTGGTTCTTCATGTTGCCCTGGGGATCTTTCATAAACTCATTGTAAATTTGTTCAGGCCAGGAGGAAAGGGTATCTAAATCTGTATGAAAACCCATAATCCCACTTGCCGGAACATCCCCCAAGGTCAACATACCTTTATTGAAGCCCCGCAACATGACAAATGGCCTTTGTTGAACCACCCCGGCCAGTACAGAAATGTCTTTCAGAATTAGGGTGTCCAAATCCAGGTACAGCACAGCCCCATCAAACAACCCTGGCCGGAACAGTTCCAGTTTGCTCCACCACCCCGGAAGATTGTGTAAAAGCGGTATCACCCTCCAATTTGGATTGTCCCAGGAGGTCTCATTCGTC